AATTAATCAGAAGGCTCAGAAAGGCAGGAGCAAAAAGCGATGCCACAAGAGGTTGCGGAGTTCACATTCACATCGGAGCAAAGGGGCATACACCTCAGACAATGAGAAACCTTGCAAACATCATGGCAAGCCACGAAAGTTTGATAGCCGAGGCACTTGACCTTGACCGAGGAAGAATGAGACGCTACTGCAGAACGGTTGACCCAAGATTTTTAGAGCAGGTCAACAAGAAAAAGCCTCAGACAATGAGCAAGCTTGCAGATATTTGGTACGGTTCACAGGATTGTTGCTACGGCAGAACACAGCATTACAACGACAGCCGATACCATATGCTCAACTACCACGCAACCTTTACAAAGGGAACAATCGAGTTCAGACTTTTCCAATTTGATGCTCCTGCAGACGGAAAGCAAAACGGACTTCACGCAGGACAGCTTAAAAGCTACATTCAGCTTTGCCTTGCACTCAGCCAAATGGCAAAGGAGGTAAGAACAGCAAGTCCTAAAGAACAGCAGAAGGAAAATCCAAAATATGCGATGAGAACATGGCTTTTAAGACTTGGATTTATTGGTGACGAGTTCAAAACAGCAAGAGACCTTCTTACAAGAAGACTTGCAGGAGATACAGCATTCAGAACTGCAAGGAGATAGCCTTGTAAAACCTTAATACAAAGGTCGACCACTTCGGTGGTCTTAAGGTGGTAGAAGGGTATCCCCTTCAGAAAGGATGGAAACCATATGAGTAAACGATATTACATTGCCTATGGCAGCAACCTTAATGTTCAGCAGATGAGAATGCGATGCCCAGAAGCAAGGATAATCGGAACATCAACCATTGCAGATTATCAGCTACTTTTCAAAGGCAGTAAGACAGGCTCTTACCTTACCATTGAAAAGATGAAAGGTGCAGCTGTTCCCGTTGCTGTCTGGGAGGTAACCGAAAACGATGAGAAGGCTTTAGACCGATACGAAGGATATCCAAACTTCTATTACAAAACGGAAATGACTCTGGATATCAAGGGTATCAGAACAGGCAAGGTTCGAAGAAGAGAGGCATTTGTCTACATCATGCACGAGGACAGACCTCTTGGAATTCCAAGCTGGTATTATGTGAACACTTGCATTGACGGATACCGAGCCTTCAAATTTGATGAGCAGTTTCTTTTTAACGCAATCGAAATAAGCAGGAGGGATACACATGAAGACTAGAGAAATGCGAGCAGCAATCTGCCCTAAGTGTGGCAAGGAATATCAAGGCAGTCCGGCTCTTTCAAGAGTGGACAACAAAACTTACATCTGCCCCGATTGTGGAACAAGAGAGGCACTTGAAAGCATAGGTGTGGACGAAAAGGAGCAGGAAGAAATTCTTGCAACCATACACAGTCACACAAGGTAACAGATAAAAGAATACGCTTTTTCAGGACTCCTCGGAGTCCTTTTTTCGTGGAGGTAAAACGTGTGAGAAAACTTAAGAAATATAAACCCACAAAATTTATGGCAAAGTCTTCTCATTATGATGAGCAGATGGCAGATTATGCTGTCAGCTTTATTGAGGAACTATGCCATACCAAAGGAACGTGGGCGGGAAAGAAATTTGAACTTATAGACTGGCAGGAACAGATTATCAGAGATTTGTTTGGTGTCTTGAAACCAAACGGATACCGACAGTTCAATACAGCCTATATTGAAATACCCAAGAAACAGGGCAAATCAGAGCTTGCAGCTGCCGTGGCACTTCTTCTTTTATGTGGTGACGGAGAAGAACGAGCAGAGGTGTACGGATGTGCAGCAGACAGAAATCAGGCAAAAATCGTATTTGATGTTGCTGTTGATATGATTAGGTTCTGCCCAGCACTTATGAAAAGAGTAAAAATCCTTGAATCGCAGAAGAAAATCATATACAAGCCAACTAACAGTTCCTATCAGGTGCTGTCGGCAGATGTGGCAAATAAGCATGGTTTCAATACTCATGGAGTAATCTTTGATGAGTTACATACACAGCCAAACAGAAAACTCTATGATGTAATGACTCAAGGCTCAGGTGATGCAAGAATGCAACCTCTCTATTTTCTCATAACTACTGCGGGAAATGATACGAATTCCATCTGTTATGAGATACACCAGAAGGCACTGGACATTGAGGCAGGAAGAAAGATTGACCCGACATTTTATTCCGTTATTTACGGTGCTGACGAGTCGGAAGACTGGACAGACCCTAAAGTGTGGCAGAAAGCAAACCCATCACTTGGCATTACAGTTGCGATTGACAAGGTGAAAGCCGCCTGTGATTCTGCTAAACAGAATCCGGGAGAAGAAAATTCATTCAGACAATTAAGACTTAACCAGTGGGTAAAGCAGTCGGTAAGATGGATGCCGATGGAAAAATGGGATGCCTGCAACTTTACGGTCAATGAAGATGATTTAGAGGGGCGAGTTTGTTATGGTGGCTTGGACTTATCAAGCACAACGGATATTACAGCGTTTGTACTGGTATTTCCACCCGTTGATGAGGATGATAAGTATGTTGTTCTTCCGTATTTTTGGGTGCCGGAAGATACCCTTGACCTTCGAGTGCGAAGAGATCATGTTCCATATGATGTGTGGGAACGAAAAGGCTATCTGCAGACAACTGAAGGAAACGTTGTTCATTACGGGTATATTGAAAACTTCATCGAGAATTTGGGTGAGAGATTCAATATCCGAGAGATAGCTTTTGACCGTTGGGGTGCAGTACAGATGGTTCAGAACCTTGAAGGAATGGGATTTACAGTTGTTCCTTTTGGACAGGGTTTTAAGGATATGAGTCCACCTACAAAAGAATTAATGAAACTTGTACTTGAGCGGAAGATTGCTCACGGAGGTCACCCTGTTCTCAGATGGAATATGGATAATATTTTTATTCGTACAGACCCTGCAGGGAACATCAAGGCAGACAAAGAAAAATCAACAGAAAAAATAGATGGTGCTATTGCAACAATTATGGCACTTGACCGAGCAATTCGTTGTGGCAATGAAGTGACTGAATCAGTTTATGACACAAGAGGATTGCTTGTATTTTAATTTTGCAGAAAGGTATGGTGATGATAATGGGTATTCTCAAAGGCTTATTTAGGACAAGAGATGCTCCTACAAACAGAACAAGCGGAAGTGCCTATTCATTTTTTATGGGAAACTCCACCGCGGGAAAAAATGTGAATGAAAGAAGTGCCATGCAGATGACTGCAGTTTATGCGTGTGTGCGTATTCTTTCAGAGGCAATCGCAGGCTTGCCACTTCATGTTTATCGTTATAACTCAGATGGTGGAAAAGAAAAGGCATTAGATCATAATCTTTACCACTTGCTGCATGATGAGCCGAATCCGGAGATGACTTCCTTTGTCTTTAGGGAAACACTTATGACACATCTGCTTTTGTGGGGTAATGCCTACGCACAGATTATACGAAACGGCAAAGGAGAGATTATTGCACTGTATCCGTTGATGCCGAACCGTATGAGAGTTGACCGTGATGATAAGGGACATCTGTATTATGAATATCAAGTGAGTTCAGATGATGCTCCTACAAATAAAGGCTCTACCGTAAAACTTACCCCTGATGAAGTTATGCATATTCCCGGTCTTGGTTTTGACGGTCTTGTTGGTTACTCGCCAATAGCAATGGCCAAGAATGCTATCGGACTGGCAATCGCAGCGGAAGAGTATGGAAGTAAGTTCTATGCCAATGGGGCAGCTCCTAGTGGTGTGCTTGAACATCCCGGAACACTGAAAGACCCATCAAAGGTAAGAGATAGTTGGTCGCAAACCTTTGGTGGCAGTGCAAATTCGCATAAAGTTGCCGTACTGGAAGAAGGAATGAAGTACACACCGATTTCCATTTCTCCTAATGAGGCACAGTTCTTGGAAACAAGAAAATTTCAGATTAATGAGATTGCTCGAATTTTCAGAGTACCTCCCCATATGGTAGGTGATCTTGAAAAATCGAGCTTTTCTAATATTGAACAGCAATCACTTGAATTTGTGAAATACACTCTTGACCCTTGGGTGTCAAGGTGGGAACAGAACATGGCTCGTTCTCTGTTGAGTGCAGAGGAAAAACAAAATTATTTTATCAAGTTTAATGTAGACGGACTTCTTCGTGGTGACTATCAAAGCCGTATGAACGGCTATGCCACTGCAAGACAGAATGGTTGGATGTCTGCGAATGATATAAGGGAACTTGAAAATCTCGACAGGATACCTGCTGAGATGGGCGGCGACCTTTATCTCATCAACGGCAATATGACCAAGCTTGAAGATGCGGGTATCTTTGCATCAAGTTCGGATACATCAGACGGAGAGGAGCAGACAGATGAAGAACAAGAAGTTCTGGAACTGGAAGAGCCGAAAGACTCTGAACCAGTCAAACGAAGAAGTCGCAGAACGAATCCTTGAGCTGCACGGCACGATTGCAGAAGAAAGCTGGTTTGACGATGATGTAACACCACAGCTTTTCAAGGACGAGTTAAATGCCGGAAGTGGAGATATTACGGTTTGGATTAATTCTCCGGGCGGTGACTGTGTGGCTGCGGCTCAGATTTATAATATGCTCACACAGTACAAAGGAAATGTTACCGTAAAGATTGACGGCATTGCAGCATCAGCGGCATCGGTTATTGCGATGGCAGGAAATACAGTTTTAATGTCGCCTGTTTCAATGATGATGATTCATAATCCTGCAACAGTAGCATTTGGTGACCATGCTGAAATGCAGAAAGCCATCGATATGCTTGCCGAAGTAAAGGAGTCAATTATCAATGCCTATGTGATTAAGACTGGTCTTACAAGAGCAAAGCTTAGTCACTTGATGGATGCGGAAACATGGATGGACGCAAACAAAGCAGTTGAGTTGGGATTTGCTGATGACATTATCACCAGAGTAGAAATAAAACCGAATACTGAAGAACCTGGTGAAGAGGACGAAGAAGATGAAAGCATCGAGGAGAAGGAAAAGAAACCTTCCGATTCGATGCTTTTTTCACGCAAGGCGGTCAACAACGCTCTTATCAACAAATTGGAAAAACACTATGTCCAGCCTGAAAAGACAGTAACCAAGCAGGCAGAAATTACTGCACCTGCTAATAACGGCACTCCTGCAAAGGAATTGAAGGAGCGTCTTGAATTTATGAAAAAATTCATTTAAGGAGGATTTTTATTATGACTATTAAGGATTTAATCGAAAAGAGAGCAAAAGTGTGGGAAACTGCAAAGAACTTTGTTGAAACCCACGAAGACAAGAATGGTGTGCTTTCCGAAGAGGATACAGCAACTTACAACAAGATGGAAAAGGAAATCGAAGATTTAACTGTTGTCATCGATAGACAGCAGAGGGCAGAACGCAGAGAGGCAGAACTCTCTAAACCTATTAATTCTCCGATTACTGGCAAGCCTTTTATGGGTGATGAAGAAAAGACAAAGACAGGTCGTGCATCTGATGTATATAAGGATGCAATGCTTTCTGCTATGCGTACTAATTTCCGTAATGTAAGCAATGTACTTCAAGAAGGTGTAGATGCCGATGGTGGTTATCTTGTTCCTATTGAATATGACAACAGATTGATTGACGTGCTTGATGGCGAAAATATTATGCGTAATCTTGCGACAAAGATTACAACTGAAGGTCAGCACAAAATCAACATTGCAGCTACAAAGCCTTCTGCTGCATGGATTGAGGAAGGCGGTTCATTATCCTTTGGTGATGCAACATTTGACCAGATCTATCTTGATGCTTACAAGCTTCATGTGGCAATCAAGGTAACTGAAGAGTTGCTTTATGATAACGCTTTCGGTCTTGAAAATTACATCATTACTCAGTTCGGTAAAGCACTTGCAAATGCCGAAGAGGATGCATTTCTTAACGGTGATGGCAAGGCTAAGCCTACAGGCATCTTTGCAGCTAATGGTGGTGGGCAGATTGCCGGAACTCTTACAGCTGCTATCAAGTCCGATGATCTTATCGATTTGGTATATGGTCTTAAAAGACCTTATCGTAAGAATGCATCTTTTATCATGAACGATGCGACCCTTGCTTCACTCAGAAAGCTTAAGGACAACAACGGAGCATATATTTGGCAGCCATCTTACAAGGAGGGAGAGCCAGACAGAGTGCTTGGCTATGCTGTTCATACATCTTCTTTCGCACCTACAAATGCTATTGCATTCGGTGATTACAAATACTACAACATCGGTGACCGTGGTTCTCGTTCTTTTGCAGAACTCCGTGAAATCTATGCAGGTCAGGGTATGATTGGTTTTGTTGCCAAGGAAAGAGTCGATGGTAAGCTTATTCTTCCTGAGGCTGTGCAGGTGTTGAAACTTAAGGAAGAAACAGCAAGTACAAAAGGCTAAATATTAATAAGGTGACACCTTATGACATCTATTTACTATCTTTTTCTAAAGAGATAAAAAATAGAACCTATATATAGATATAGGAAATGTCGGTCATAAGGTGTCACTGCTTAATTTCAGAGGTGGTGATAGATATGATTGTAGGTCTTGATGAGATGAAGGGATACCTTCGTGTAGACTTTGATGATGATGACAGCTTGATTGAAAGCTTTATTACGACAGGGCAGAGCCTCTGTGCGGATATTGCGAGATTATCGGTTGATGAATTGAATGAAATTCCATCGTCCAGGATTGCAGTCATGTATGCAGTGGCATATCTGTACGAACACAGAGAAGATGCAGACCACCATCAGCTTACTATTTCTCTTCGTTCACTGCTTGAAGGTGTAAGAAGGAGTGTGTTCTGATGGATATAGCATTGCTCAATGTAAAGATTACTGTTCAGAAGAATGAAACGGTGGTAGATGCCATTGGCAATCACAAAAATGAATGGACGGATTTCCACACCTGCTTTGCTACCGTCAGTGGTGAGGGTGGTGCTGAAAAGAGCGTGGCAGGACTTATCGTAGATGATTCGGATATTTCTTTTACAGTCAGATACTGTAAGGCACTTGCGGATATTGATGTAACGAAACACAGAGTAGTCTTTGGCGGCTCGATTTTCAATATCGTATCTGTAGACCATATGAATTATAAGAAAAAGTGTCTGAAACTAAAATGCGAGAAAGTGAGGAAGTAATAATGGCAAATGTTAAGATTGACAATCTCGCAGATGAAATCATGCAAGGACTTAAGGAATATGCAGATTTGGCAACAGATGATTTAAAAAAGTCTGTTAGAAAAGCCGGAACTACGGTAAGAAAAGAAATCGCTGCCTCTGCTCCAAAGGATACTGGTGCCTACGCAAAAAGTTGGACTGTGAAGAAAACCAAAGAAACTTCAAACTCGCTTGAGGTTACTGTTCATTCAAAGAACAGATATCAGCTTGCTCATCTTCTTGAACATGGTCATGCCAAACGAGGTGGCGGCAGAGTTGCAGCAAAGCCTCATATTGCGCAGGCTGAACAGAGTGCTATTGAAACTCTGGAAACAGAAATTAAAAGATCACTTGGAGGTATGTAATGGAAGAACTGATAAACATCATAAAAGAAATGGGCATTCCCTTTGCATACGACCATTTTGCAGAGGGAGAATCCCCAGAACCACCGTTTATCTGTTATCTTGTGCCAGGCAGTGATAACTTCGCAGCTGATGGCAAAGTATATCACAAGATAAACGAAGTTCATATAGAACTGTACACCGATGTCAAAGATCCGACATTGGAAAACAGCGTAGAAACCGTGATGGATAGTCACGATATTTTTTACAACAAAACCGAAGTATGGATTGAGAGTGAGAAACTCTATGAAGTCCTATATTCATTTGAAACGGAGGCTTAAATTATGGGTAATAAAGTAAAATACAACCTTAAAAATGTTCATGCTGCAAAGCTGACAAAAACAGAAGACGGAACCTATACTTATGCTACACCGCAGGCAATTCCCGGTGCGGTAAGTATCAGCTTGGATGCCGAGGGCGATTCCAGCCCGTTCTATGCAGATGGTATTGTGTATTTCCGTTCTACTGCAAACAACGG